CGTGTTCTGCCATTTAAACAAGTAACATTGAATTTATTCTACCCTCCTTTACCAAATCCGACAGCCTGATAAGTGAAATTTCTATCAATCGAAGTATTTGAGGAATTTTTGAAGTGAACAGTAAATCCTGTTCCAGAAATACTACTTACTTCAAAGTAGTCACCAGATGCCATATTTTGAGCATTGATACCAATAGAGGGTAAATTAGTATTTGCTCCTAATAAAGAAGAAGTACCAACAAAGAAAGCATTGGTAAATGTAACAGCCTTTGCACCTGCTCCACTAGCAATAACATTACTTTGTTCTGTTCTTCTTTGTAAAGATGCTGTATAACCTAGCTGTGAAACTTTAATATCTTGTGCGACATCATTACTTGTTAATTTTGCTCTAAATTGAAATCCTCTACCTTTATAAGTACCATTTGCAAAAGTTTGGAACGCTGTATAAGTAGGAGATCCAGAAGAAGGATTATCTTGAGTAACTCTAACTAACATTTCAGCATTAACTTCTGTTGCTGTAGCACCATCAAAATCAGTCCATGTATCAATATTTGCCAACCTACTATCTATTAAATCATTAGGATAAAATGCTTCTGTTAGGAAATGACGTTTAAGGTCAAGACTAAATACACCACCTAAATCTAAAGTGTCTCCTCCAGCAGTACCACCAAAATCATAAGTACCAGAACTAACAATTCCACCAAAGTCATCTAAAGAAGGTACTGTATCTAAATCTGTAATTGCATCAAAAAGACCTGTACCAGCTAAATTTAAACTGTTTGTTATAGTATCAAATTCAACATTAGTTTTTGTTCCTTGAAACTTAGGGCTGTCTGTATCTTCTCTTCTTGTCTGTGTAATTAAAGGTGCTTGATTATCAGGTAAATCTATAATTACACTTGTTTCACCAGGGCAAAACCTACCGCCATCATCTCTAAATTTTAAAATATATTCACCTTCTAAATATGGAACTTCTGCAGATGTTGTATTACCTGCAAGAGCTTGGATTAAGTCAGTACTGTTAGAGAATGTACCGCTACCATCAGTTTTTGTAGAATGTCTTACATAAACACGACCACCATGAGTAACATCTAAATCTGTAGATAAATCCCAACGCAATCTAACTAACTTTTCATTTATAGGTTCTGCTGTTAAGCCAGTTACATTTGAAGGTAAGGCAGTTTTACCAACAGCATTAAAAGTCAGATCAGCAGAAGTGGAACTTGTCTGTAATGCAGTATTGTAACTAAACACTTGAAACTCATACGTTCCAATATCAGTATTTAATATTTCAAAATCAGGAGAAGCAACTGTTGTTGAGACATAATTACCATTATTAAACCTGTAATTAACTTGATATTGCGTTACACCGACAATAGGCTGCCAACTAAGAATTAATTTTGATACCGCCTGATTATTTATTTCAACAATTTTTTCTTCTGCCAAAAGCGAACCAGGTGGATCTTTTAATTCATTTAATATAGATACTGTTCTGGTTGGTAAAGCTGCACCATCTTCAATAAAAGCATATTTTTCAGGCACATAAGATAATGCTGTAATTGCATAATTAATACCTTCTGATTCTTCTACTGCTATTACTCTAAATTTTTGAGCTTCAACTGTATCATCTTGCAATAGCCAAATTGTATTAACATTAGGGGTTTGTGAAAACGCTTCTGAAACTGTTATAACTGCACCTGAAATACCTGATATTGATTTGGTTTCTGTTGTCCCATCAGGCAATATTACAGATAAGGTTGGATTATTTGTTGTTGGTAAATCTGTTGCAGCAGAATCATCTACTGTTATCTCTGTAGTAGTAGCTGCAGCAATCCTTCCACCTCTTCTTACCCCACTTCTAACAGGGTCAGCAATATCTATAACAGTACCAGGTCTTACAATAATTCCAGACTCTATAGAAGTACCAAAAGTAACAATCTCACTTTCATTCTGTTCAGCAAATAATATAGCCTTTGCCAATCTTCTAGCCTGACCTCTTGATGTACAAGCAAATGCCCTTATTTGTTTTATACTTACTCCTAACTTTGCTATTGAGGCGGTATCTTCATAAACTTCATAATCCAAGTCTCTACTATCCATATTGAAATAGGCAACAGAAACTACAGTATTTCTAGTTTTTAAACCGCTTCCCGAATAATTAAAACCTGCTTCGGTTACATTAGATAAATTAAATAAATAACTTGCATCTTTAGGGCTATCTTGTGCAAGCTGAATACTACCACCAGACCATATCGGCATACAGCGCATAACACCTGCCAAGTCATTTATCAGGTTAAAGGCTTCACTTGAAGATTGAATATTTACGTTACATGAAAATCTAGCTTCTTGCCCTCCAAAACCATCATCAACAAGAGTATTAGCAAACTTACTAGCAGTTACAAATGAAAATAAATCAATAGTACTGTCAGTTATATGATTGCCAAATCCATAGCGTGTATCTGTAAGAAGGTCTAGCAGTATCATTGCAGGGCATGAACACCATTGAGCAGCACCCATAACACCATTAAAAATATATCCATCAGGGTAAACTATTCTGCCAGTATCATTATCAACAGTTGGTGTGCCTGATCCACTAGCACCAGCACCTGGAATCCTTACTTTTATTCCTCTAATACGATATTTTCTGCTTGGTACTGAACTAAACTGCATTGAGTCCAACCGCAGAGAAGCATAAGCACTATTAGCATAAGTATTAGAATCATCAATAATTTCTGCGTAGCTTGTCCATTGGAACTCATCAACTAGCATTTCGTCCGTGCTATCTGCTGTAATCCTAGAAACCCTTATATCAACAGGGAAAGCACCTGTAAGGTTTACTCTATAGTCTCTTTGGTACGCATCAGCAGTTCTTCCTGTAATTGTGTCTGTAAAAAGGTCTGTATAGCCACCAGAATTATATTGAACTGATACTTTTAATTGAACACTAGAACCTAATACATCACCTTTATCTGTGGCCTTTTGTAGTTGGGGGAAAGTTATTGTTACATTTACAGCGTCAACATCTGTGTTTGTAATTTGTCTAGTAACAGGAGAAGATGCTGTTACAACTACACCTACTGCTGCTAAAGAAGAACTGCCTTCAATACCTTCTACTTTTGTTTGATCTGCAGTACCAAATCTAGGGTTAAAAGATACATCTTGAAAGTTAAAATCAGTAGATGCTGGGCTTGCTGAATCTGCAGTTGCTTTAAGAATAGGTGTATCGTTAAGATATACATCTTTAAGGCAACTATTATTATATGCAGTTGTGCCTTTTGTAAGTCCTTCTTTTGAGGCAGTAGCAAAACCTTCTATCTCACCTTCAGAGATTAATTCTAAGAACGTAGCAAATTGTCTACTATGTAAATTATCAGGCGTTCTAGTAGGTTTTGGTGGTTGCCTTACACCACCTTTTCCAGAACCTCTTATAATTTTAGGTTTCGTCATGCCTGCACCTGTTGAGTGTCAATAGCCCCACTTATAACAACTGATCCTGTCACTATCTCTCCATAAACTATAGGAACAGGCGTACCTGCCCTTGAAGTGTTTTGTGTTCCAGAAAAGTTATATGATAATTTAGGATCTTGTTCTGACTCAAAGCCTTCTAATTTTGGAAGTGGGAACAATAATTCACTTACCCCTGAAAGAACTAAAGTACCACCAAGAAGTAAAGCCCCTTTTGCTCCAAAAAATGATGCTGCTTTAAAACTAGCAGCAAAGCCTTTTCCAAAAGTTAACCCTCCTCCAAAAGCTCCAAAAGCTCCAAAAGATAACGCAATTAAAGCTACTCCAAGAAATATTCTCCCAATCCTACCTGAACCTGCGATAACAGGAACAATGTGTATATCTTCCTGTCCTATAGGATGACATAGCTCTTCTTCACTAATAGTATAATCACCAACTTTTATCTGGTAATAATTAGGGTTCATATATTTTTCTACTTGAGGGAAATTATTAATTAAAAAACTTACTGCCTTTGGAAGGCTATCTACCTGTATTTCAAATTCTTTATGGCCTATAAACTCAGCAAGTTCACCATATATTTTTAATCTACGCAGCATAACGATACCTCCCACCTGTACATTTTAATAACCATTGGTTATAAGGCTCTCTACAAGATAGTCTATCTGTTAAATGATGTAAAATATCCCCATCTATAAAAATACCAACATGATTTAATCCTTTATTTAAAATCCCCATTAATAAAACATCCCCATTTTCTAACTTTTCATCTGGTGCTAATAAACGAAATCCCACTTTTGTTAAATAATTATTGAAATCACCATCTACTTCCGATTCTGGATTTTCTTCAAATTCTTCAGGTGTTAAAGGTCTTGTTGCTTTAATTAACTCAATTCCTTTTTCTTCTAAGTACCAATCTGTTACCAGGCTTAGACAATCAGTAACATTCCAGACCCATGGCCTACCAATTAAAGGTGCTTTATATCCACAAGGCTCATAATATCCCCATTGTTCTGTTTTTGGATTAACAATATGCCACGGAAGATTGCTTTGCTCACAAGAAATTTTATCCGCCTGGCTAGCTTGTGGAGGTGTTACTGGGTGACTATGAACAATAGCTGTTATATCTCCTAAGTTACTACCTCTTACATAATCTTCAGGGTCAAGAATAAAACATTGATAACTTGTCATTGATAAATTACGGCATGGGAAATATTTTTCTTTTCCTCTGATATTTAACAATAAACCACAAGACTCTTTAGGATCTTGGTCTTTCGCATGAGCAAGTGCTTCTTCTTTCCAAGTCATGTTATAAACGTACCGATTGAAGGAAATTCTGTTCTAGTGCATTGTCTTTTAGGCGCACGAATACCAGCAAGGTCAAATACTGCTGCAAGTTCAAACTGTACAACTTCCCTATTTTCTGCTGATTTTCTATCTATTTTGTAAGTCTCTACATCTTCTGCGGTGGGATCAGGTGTACCTAATGGATTTGTATTGCCAGGAAAATTAACAGCATCAAGATACCTTGCACTTGTTCTTATCCTTTTTACAGTTGCACCAGTTAAATCATTTCCTGTTGTTACCTTGTTTACGTTTAATAAGATGGCAGTAATAGTTCCGAGGGCATTACTGACAGTTAAGGTAGGTCTTGGTACTTGACCTTTTTGAAAAGCAAAACCTTCTGCCTGTATTGGCATTTTTATATAAGTATTACCTGCCCAGACAATATCTCCATTAGCATTTAAGCTTGTTCCATTATGAAATCTATAAGTTTGTGCAGATCCATGTAATGTAGCATCAGTAGTTATAGTTAATAACTCAATAATTGCAGATGGATTAATTTTTTGTAAATCTGTAATTAAAGGTGTTTTACTCATGGTTCAAAAACTTCTCTAAATGTTGCTTGTATAGTTGCTCTGTTGTTATAAGGAATAGATTTGCTCCATGTTTCGCAAACAAATTTAGATGCAGCACCTTCGCCTGGTGGTGTGTAATCAAAACTGGCATTATCGTCCGCACGGGCATCTAAAAAGGTTTCTATAGTATCGGCATCAGTTTCAGAAACATTAAAGGTAAACTTATAAACTTTTGGATTTTGATTTTCAGCTAACCCAAATTTTATTCTATGTTCGTAACCATCAGCAAAACTTACCACCCTAGTGTTTGGTGCTGAACTCTTCGTTAACCCATAACTAGGTTCGATGCTTGGAAATGTTGCCATTATGCTAATAAACCTCCTGGTCTTTTTTGATTAACTATTTCAGCTTGTATCGCTGCCCCGATAAGCCTACCAAGCGCCCTACCTTCTTCTTCATCTCCTTCTACATTAGAACCTGACGCATCTACATTAACAACAATATTATTATTTGTTCCACCCATTTTATTATTTGGAATAATTGTACCAGCAGTAGAAGGAACAAAAATTTCAGGGCCTTTTTCACCAACAACTGAAGGTTTGCCTACTGGTGGCCTACCACCATTTGCAAAACCAGGTAAATTGGAAAATATACCAATACCTGTAGATTTTAAGAAGGTGTTTATCCCAAGTCTTAAAAGATCGCTTGCAATACCCTGTAATATATTTCTTGCGGCTTCTCCTAATGATTTTGTTCCCATTACTGCATCATGTAAGGCATCAGACACCCCAGTTGCTATATTATCTCCTATTTCTTTAAATTTTTCTTTTAGTTTCTCTGTTGCTTTTTCTTGCTCTTTTATCTTGTCAATACCTTTTTGAAGTTCTCTGTTATCTTTTTCTTGCTGTAGAATTATTGCTGCTTTCTTCTCTCCATATTTTTCAATAAGTTCTAATCTTCTTTGGTCTAAGTCAAATTTTTTCCTTTCTTCTTCAGTTTCAATTTTTGATCTTTCTAATATTTTTTGTAATTCTTTATTTTTTTCTACTAGAGATTTTTTGACTCTTTCAAATTCTTGTGCTAAATCTCTCGCCTCTGCATTTGGTAAGCCTTCTTTGAGTTTTGCTATTTCTTCCTCAAGTTTTTTAATTTCACCCGAAATCTTTCCAGAACCTCTTATTTTTAAACCAAATGGATTAAATAATGCAGATTGCTCTAAAGTGTTTGTTGTTGCACTTGTTTCTTCTAATTCTTTTTTTAGATCTTGAATTTGTTTAGTTCTCGTGACGATAGCTTGGTTTATCATCGCAGAAGTGCCTTCATTTACGAGATCATTAAATTCTTTTTGTGCATTATTAGCTTCTAATAATTTTGCAACAAAAAATCCAAGACCAATAACTGCTAAACCTATTCCTGTTTTTGCAAGTGCAATTTTAAATGCTGTTGCAGCTGCCGTAGCCTTTGCAAATCCTCCAGCCGTAGCAAAAGCCATTGTGGTGGTGGTTGCTAAAGATCCATTTGCTGCTGCTGCTGCCACAGACATTGAAAGAAAACTAGCTTTTAAAAGGCCAATTTGAGTGGCTAAAACTGTTCCCACAACCGTTACACCTTTTATTGCCGCAGCAATTCCGATAAATGCTAAAGTAACCTGTCCTGCTTCACTATCGACAAAACCAGAAATCGCCTTGACAAATGAAGTTGAAGCCTTTGTTATTGCCACAATCGAAGGTAATAACTTATCGCCAAGCGTTAATTGTAATTCAAGTGCAGCATTACTAAAGGCTTTAAATGCTGCCTCTGGTGAATTTTTTATTATATTGTCTACAGTATCTTGATATTTTTCTGTTGAATTTGCTAAAGCCCTAATAATAATATCTGTTTTTAATAAGCCTTTTGATGCAAAACCTTTTAACTTACCCTCTGCAATACCAGTTTCTTTTGAAATAGCAGATAAAAGTTGTGGAATCTGCTCTGCAATACTTCTAAATTCATCACCCTGTAACTGTCCAGAACCTAAACCTTGTGCCAACTGGGTAAACGCTGCGTTCATCTCATTGGCATTTAAACCAGCAGCAACTGCAATAGTATTAAAACCCATGAAGGCGGTTTCAATTTCTTTTAACTCAATGCCTAGAGGTCTTAATCTTGCAAAAATATCTGTTACGCTTTTTGTTGCCTCAACTATAGATAAATTAAACTTGTTCTGAGCTTTTGTTACTAATTCTTGTACCTGTGCAAATTCTCCATATTCTGATGTAAGACCTTTCATTCTTAACTGCAAAGTCTTAAAATTAGCTGTTGTTGATATTGTATTCTTTGCAAGAACAGTAAACCCAATTCCAGCTATTGCGGTCTTTAACCCACCGAATGATCTTTGTAGTTGATTGCTTTGATTTTGTACACCCTTTAAGGCTCTAGTCGCACCTGTGGCATCAACCGTAAGTTTTACATTAGCCTGTGCCACAAAATAAAAAAGCCTTTATTATATACTACCTCCTATTTGCTTTTTTTTCTCTATCATTTTTAACTTCATAATATGCAGCCCAATATATTAACTCTTCTTCTGTAATAGAAGTTCTTAATTCGTTTAAAGTTTTACCTAATTCTGTTGCGAGAAAAAATTCAAAATTTAACCAATTATCTCGCCTTAATCTTTTTTTGCTGTATCAATATCAAGCTTAATATCAAATAAAAATAACTCTATTTCATTTAATACATTTTCAGGAAGTTCTCTTTGTAGGTTTGGAGCATCTGCGATATTAAATGCTTTTGTACCATCCTCAAGCTCTGCCATTTGGCAAAGTAACTGAGTTGATACTGTTAAGGCTTCATCTGTACCAGTAGCACTTTGAGCCTTCTGCCTGTCATATCTTGTTAATGGCTTAAAATATAAATCAACAACTTTTTCACCTTTAGAGTTTTTAAATTCATACTTTCTTCTTACAGACATTTGATCTCCGTAAGATTCAGTAATTAAATCAATGGTTCTTTTGTTTGGCATGAATTAAGTGGGGTTAGTTTTTCTTAAAAATTACTATATAGCTGAAGTTATAGTACCACTTGTAATGAAACTAATATTAATTATTTGAACTTCACCAAGAGTTGCGCCATATTCTGCGTTAGTGATTATCCCAGCAAAACTGATTTTCTTTGCTGAAGTGTCCTTATCAGGAAATAATTCAAATAATGCATCAGCGTTATCACCAGTAGTTAATACATCATCAATAAATGTTGTATAACCTGCACCAGTTTCTGATGGATTATAAAGAAGTTCTGCTGAACCTTCACCTTGAATCAACCCACCGATATTTGACTTAAAAGTATCGCCTTGTTTTGTTGTCTCCATCGTATCTTTAGTAATAGATAAAGACCAAGACCTTGTTTGTCCAACGTCAGCTTCCGTACCGCCAGCGTTTTCAAACATAATTTTCCCAACATCACCCTTAATAGCCATAACAAAAGAAAGTATTTATTTTATATTAACCTTTTTTAGGCTTTTTTACATCTTTTTTAAAATTTTCTTGCTTTTCCATATACCGTCTGCAACGACCATCCCAATAAGCAGGGTCACGCCTACCTTTCACAGCTTCAATAGCATCAAGCATTGCCTCTGTTATTTCCATTTAAAGATCCTCATATATTTCAAATGTAATTCTGATTTGTGTTTGGAATTTACCTTCTGGACTTGATGTTAATACTTCAGGGCCAACAGGTGAATCAAAAATTACATTTGAGACTGTAATATTATTGTAGAGGTCACGCAACCTTTTGCCAATTGTGTAATTAGACCCTGCCCCAATACCTTCTTCTGTAAATATATTTAAAAGTATTAATCCAACAACACTATTTGTAGAATCAGCAGATCCGCCCATTGTTAAATAACTGCCAGAACCAAAGCTAGTGAGACATTGAACAAAAGTATCTTCTGTAGTGGAGTCAAATGCCATGTTGTTAAACACAACAGGAATTGCAGGGCTTGATGCAAGTTCTGTAGCTAGTCTTGCCTCTATCGTGGATCTGATGGTATTTAAATCTACAGCAGCCATGTTAAATGCCTCTTACTATTTTTTGATATTCTACTCGTGCATATTGTTCAAGTTCTTTTCCTATAAGTTCAGGAAACCCAGGTACAGTTTGTTGTCTTGTTCTGTAAGTACCACCCCATGATGGAGGTAGTTTTACCCCAAAGCAAACAGGCTCTGAATAAGAAACATTATTAATAATTGTTCCTGTAAATGCTTGTTGTCTAATATCTGTCTGCCATGATGACCTTAATCTTCCTGTATCTACAGGAGTTGCCTTTTTTACTCTTGCACTCCATTCTAAAGTAGTTGCAGCTACTAAATCCTCAACTGCTTCCCTCATTACATCATCTATTTGATCTAACTTTATTTTTCTTGTCATTTTTACCTCAAGATAAGATCAAAACTTACAGCCGTATTATTTTGCTCGTTTGTTGTGACCTGGATAATTTTAAATTCAACACTGCTTATAACAACTCGATCTTTTGTTGTTGGGGCAAATGTTAAATCCCCTGCTGATATTGTTAATCTTTTATCCTGAGATTCAATCAGATCATTTACCTCTGATCTGTTTACATTTGTTAACGCACCTTTAATCGTAGTATCAGAAGTTGATTCTGTTATAGCTCCTGTGGTTGTGTTATAACTACCAGCCGTTACTTTTCTGATAGTTACATCCCCACCAAGTTTACTTAGAGTTTTTGATGCTGCTTTTTTTAGTGCGTTAGCAAGACTCATAATAAATAAGCAATAACAGTTCCACTCCCTAAAGTAATGCTGGTTATAACACCACAGATTTCATTACTGGATTTAAAGGGAACAGCACTTAAATCACCTGTTACATTCTCGGCAACAAGTGTGATTACAGAATCCTGTAAGGCAACAACCTTTCCAAAACGCCCTGTGTGTGCGTCAGTATCATTGATGATTTTGGCTGCTGGAAAATTAGAATAAGGCATGATTAAATTTTGTAAGCTATACAAGCTCCATTTTGGAGCGTAATACTGGTAAAAACACCCTCAAGATGAAACCCTGCTGGCATTGTTTCACCATCTAGTGAATTGCCTGTATAGTTTTCAGTTACAAGAGTTGTTATATGGGTATTTTCATAAAAGTCAATTCTTTTAAAACGACCCGTATGGGCTGCTGAGTCTGTTATAACTTCTGCCCCGACATTATAATCAGCAGGAGAACCAAATCCAAATGCTTTAGCCATAATTAACTCCTCTTGATGCCGATATTTGCTCTTCCACCTATTCTAATACCCATTAGATAGTGGTCAACGATTGGTGGGATTCGATCAATACCAGTAGCTCCATAAAATCTTGGAGTTGCATTTATATTACCAATACTAACTGTTGCAAAATCTTCCAAACCACTCAACTCTAAACCGTTTCTGTTGTTGTTTAAATAGACAGCCAAAATTACCTGTGCGTTTTTTACACGATCTGGGATTTCAGTATCGGTGTAATAATCAGCAACTAATCTATTTGGAAAAGATAAACCATACAAATTTGTGTAAGTATCAGGTTTTCTTACTCCTGATCTTGGCCATTCAAGTGCCTGGGTATCGTCTACCCTAGCCCCTAAAAACTTTTCTCTGTCTATTCTTTGGGCTGCGGTAAATAATGCTCGATTTTTATTATCAGTCGTAGAATTATCCCATGCAGCAGCGTCATCACTGAGGAC